CTCTTTGCTTTTTGTTTTGCTACTTCTTGTTGCTTGACTTGTTCTTCTTCCACTACCAACGCCCAAGCGAGTGATTGCTTGAAGATAGCGGGTGACATTGAATAGACTTCCAACAGTGATACCCCATAGTGCTTTGCCACCCTATACGCTAATCCCTGTAATTGGTATTCAATATCTTGAGGTGATTCAATACGACTTTTCTCAACGTACTGCTCCACTCTCAACTGCTCTTGTTGGTAAACCCCCCTTGCATAGCCTCCGCAATTTCATCGGGTTGAGGCATAATTTTGGCGATTTGGTCACCAACATACCCCTTCAATGACATGATTTCTTCTTTTGTCAATTCAGGGTCAGTGCGTGTAATCCAATTGGAAAATGCGTATTCCCAATATCCACTAAGATTGAATGTAAGTTCACCGTCTACAATGTTAAACATTGTTTGGGCTGCATTTTGAATGTCCAAGAAAGAGAGGTCACGAATCCATACGTGCATGACAGAAGCCTCGTCATCGGGGTCAACCCGTACAACGTGCTTCATTGATGTGTCATTCTTCAGTATCAGGCTCTTGTTCTGTATCACCGTTTGGTTGTTCATTTGTTATCTCTCCATTGGTAGCAGCCGCGTCAGCGGGGGCTTCCGATTCGGTATCAGCAGCCGCTTCTTCAGCGGGGGCCTCTACCTCATCTGTATCGGAAGGAATGTCATCTTGTTTCAAGCGGAGAGCAATTTCAGCCTTGGTCCCATAGATTGGTAGGCCACGCTCTTTTGCCGCTTCTTTGAGTTCAGCAAGTGTCCAAGAATCGTACTGCTGTACAGATTCGGGGAATGGGTTTTCTTCAGGCGCGGCTGATTCAGGGTCGAATTGCGGTGTTGGTTCAGGTGTAGGTTCAGGTGTAGGTACATTAACACCAAGACGACGACGTTTTTGTAGCGACAATATTTCACCTCAATATTTTGGTACTGCGTCACGTGCCAACACTTTGATTGCCTTTGGCATAATTTTCAATGTAGATTTCACCGCACTCTTGTCTTCAGGAATTTGAAGTGGTGCTTCAATGATGTAATAATCGTCAATTAGAATAATCATTTTTTCACTTGCGCTTGAAACGGTGCTACCTGTCAAATTCTTTTCAAAGACAATGCGAATTTGATTTGTAGTAGAATCACCTTCACCATTTACGCTGAATTCGGTGGCTGTACGCATTTTGTGATAGAACAATGGGTCATCGACAATAATTTCCATTTCCATTTCGTACGATGTTTGACCTTCAACCATAACGGTAGGATTGCGTGCGCCAGCAAATGGCACTTGGTCTGTAGTTGCCGATGATGATTGGTAATGTCCGTTAATGGTATGGAACGATTGTACACCTGTAGCACCCGTCAAACTAAAATTTACAATTTGTGCAACTTGTTGACCTGCTAATGTGACACTACCATTGTAAAACATAAACGGCTTCTGCGTACCCTTTGCAATACCTGATTCAATGCGTTTTTGTTCTGTATTTGCTGTGTCATCAAACATACGATGAGAAGCAAAACGTGTAATTGGTGTGGCTTCTAATCGTCCTGTATCGGTGTAACATAACGCAGAATCGAAATTTACAGCCAATCTTAGAGCCGCATCATTGTCAGTCGAGAGAGTAAAATCTTTGACTTTGCATCCACGGAACACACGTGTCAATTCTTTTGAATCGCTTGCACCACCATCAACAGAAGACTCGTCTGTGTCCATATCTCTCCGACGTTGTGACACTTCAAGAGAAAATGATGGCACGGTGCTACGTGAATACAATAGATGTGTAACAGGATTGGTGATTGTCCCTGTGCTTGATACTTTTACAGGAAGTGAATCGTCTGTATTGGGGTCACGAAGTTCTACATCCGTATTTAGAGCATGGGGATAAGTCAAAGGCTCATCTAAATACACTCTAAAATCACTCGCGTGTTCAGAAATACCAATAACTCTTCGTACTTCATGTGGTTTAGCATTGTCAAACAAGAAATCAGTGAGTGTACCACCCCACGCAGAAGCACTATCTGCGTCAGGTTCATGGTCGCTTACAATAGGCACAAGAGGCGCATCATCACGAATTTCTAAATAGTCACCAATTGCAATAGCCTGACCACTAATTGTAGTTTCATCTAAATCAAGATATGATTGACCTGCTTCAGATGCTGCTGCAAGTTGTGTACCAAGTGAACCACTTGATGATGAATTAATCAACTCATGCCCAAGACAGTATTTGAGCCAACGAGCAGTGTGCATTGCAACCTCAAAAGACCCTCCTTCGTTGGTGAATTTACCCGGTACTTGAACCGATACATCTCGACCCAATCCTACAACATGAAAACGCTTCAAATCTAAAACGGTTTCAGGTAGTGTAATGGCCGATGCAATGCCCAAAAATTGGTCAGTTTTCACAGACTCATTGTTTGCACCTGCTTTCATTCCTACGTTTCCTGAACCATCATCCATTTCCATAGGTGGTGTCTTGTAAGGCAAAATTTCCATTACATTTCCGGCTCCTACTGTCGCAATATCATCGGTAAGCATTTCAGGTGAAATTTTCATTGAATTACCGTTGTTTTCAACGATGGTAAATACACGCCCGTTGTTACCTGCTCTTGACAAATCACCTACGACAATATCATCAGAGCCAGTCCCACCAGCCGTAGTAAAAACCAATTGAGAGCCAACCAACATGTTTTTTGGAAATCTTAGGTTAGTAGCCGAGAATGTTAATGTTTGATTAGAGTTAGTGGCAGTGGTGTTAGTAGACACTGTAATACAGGTAGCGTTGTTAATTTTTGTAACAACAGAATCAGAACCTATACCTGTTCCTGTTACTACCATACCCACTCTTACAAGAGCAGTGCTATCCATTGTAATATGTTTCTGCGATGTTGTAGTGCCATCTGATAAACCGCTTGTGTGGTTTGTATCACATGTCGCATCCGTAAATGTAATTGCTGGTTCAAATAAAGTTGTATTCACTTCTGCTTTAAATGATAATAATGTATATCCATCACCTGTTGTAGTGTTTATTTGTAATCCAACATCATGACTTGAGCCAGTTCCTATTCTAATTGGCAAACCAACTTCCGGTGCAAATGATACTTCAGCGAGGTCACCCTTGTAGACTGTTGATGGCATTTTTCTTCACCTATGGTATTAATTCTGCGAGTATTACTACTTCAATTTGGAACGTCATTCTAAAAATGTGTTTTGAACGGTCTGACAAGTCTGTGCGCGTTTTGAGAACGAGTCTGTCAAAGTTTGTTCCATCCCCCTTTCTTTTCAAATGAATCGCACGGCGCAACTCGTTCTCAAGTGCTTGGAGGTGCTTCCTCCCCTTAACCGTTCTCATATCTACCGTGATATTTAGCCGAGTTGTAACAAAATCATACAACAAATCAGGCGCTTCTTCGTTGTGTGCCGTTTCGTAAATGAGAATATAATCGCTCTGTTGAAGATTCAAACGCTTACCACGTTCAGGGCTTAGGTCTGCAATATCAATGATAATAGGTTTGTAGTTACTTGTGTTACCACGATTCCAATTCTCGGAAAGGACGTTAATGAGAACGTCTGTGCCTTCTAACCACGTTGCTACCATAATCACTTACGCCCCGTAGATACAAGTTCATTTTTCTTTACATCTTTCCAATCAATTGGAATGATTTTCCCGCCTTTGTATTGCATTTTGTTATCTGTAAATGTTTCATGCGGGACACTCAACATTGCTTTTTCGACATTTTCTTGAAATTGCTCGGTCTTTTCTTTTGAAACAACTGCTCCTGAATTTATGTCCGTTAGATTACCCATAGCATCTTTTTGCAAACCGAGGGCTTGTGCTTCAATATCACTCAAACGTTTATTCAATTGTTTGTTCCCTTCTGTCATAATTTGACGAAGTTCTTCTTGGACTTTTTCATTATCGGCAAATTCATTTTGAATACACTCATACGCAAACTTAGCATCATCGTCAAGAATCATTCAAACGTCACCACCTCAATGTAGCGCGGAAGATTTCGCTCTACGTCAGCCTTGAACAATTGAATCTTAGATGTTAAGTCAACGTTTTGTGTTCCTTCAGGAATCAATACGCTTCGGTCATCAGCAAGAAGCAAGTCAATCACTACAAGTTTTGTGCAAATATCCTCAATTGCTTTCTCTACGTATCGCTCACCATAAACGTAAGCCACCTTAATTGCGTTCCACTCAAAGAAAGGATAGGAGTTGTTGAAGTAAATGATACCCATTTCGTGGTCGCACCACCAATCACGAAGACGGCCAACGTCACCACTACTACTGCCACCTTGTAGGTCCACAACAAACGTGTCTTGTGTGATTTGCCCACCAATGTCGCTAAGAGCGCTTCCTACAACAATAACACAACCGGTAAAGGATGTGTCTGTTTTTCCTGTGTATCTGAATACATCACCACTTGCATCAACACATACACCTGCTTTTGCAAATCCAGCAGTAGAATCTACATTGATAGTTGTCGATGCAAGACTACTGAATGTCGCTGTACTTTTTGTGGTTTGTTTGAATTCAACTGTACTATCTGTAGTAACGATAGAACAGGTTTCACCGGCCTTTACACCACGCATACTTGTAACTTTGACTTTACCTGTACCGTAATCTGCGTTGGCTGTAGCAAGAAACTCATTATGTACACCGACTTGGCTACTACTTCCTTCCAAAGTAAATGCAGGGTCGAAAGTCACACGTGCTTTACTGACTCTATCTTCTTTGTTAATCAAGTCAGCAAGATTTTGTGCGGTTGTTGTAGAGTCAAAATCGGCTCGCCATTGTGATGTAGATGTACCAGCGGTCAGTGTAGCCGCACTCCCGTTACCGGGCGACATTACAATTGAGCCTGAAATCGCTCTAACATCTTCGGGTAGGTGAATTCGCGCTTCTGCCGCACCAATTTCTCTGTAGTCATCACCTTGCCACAACTCAATACGTAGAATCTGCTGTACATTACGGAAAAGAAGTGGCGCTGTACCTACATAATCAGTGTAGTATCGGCGTCTGTATGGCTTGTAAGTATCGAAATTGATGTATTCTCCTGTAACAAGATAGGGTCGCCATGCATTGTGTGTGAGATTGTCAATCTTATCTTGCATGATTTTGATAAGATGCTCTACGTGATTCTTGGTCACACCACGTGTGCGACCGTTGGTAAACGATGCTTGATTTTGCACATACGTATTGTCAGCCGCTTGGTATTTTGAAACATCCAAACCCTCACTAATGAATCCCAAACCAACACCATTCGATGTTGAAACTATTTCTGTAATTGTTGCCGTGAAACCCAAAGGGTCCGCATCGGAATATACGAGAATAGTATCATCAACAGAAAAACCAATGTTTCTGTAATCGGACCCGGTGATGTATACCTTTGCAACATCATTAGAAGAGCCACCAATAACAGATAATGTTGTATCAGATGAAACAAGAACTGCCTCTTGTGGTCCGATACCAAGTAAATCAGCCACCTTTTGTGCAGTTGTGTAGACGATAGCATCGGGGTCCAAGGGACGAGTTTCTGCTTCTCCGGGGCTGAATACTACGGGCAATCATCTCACATCCTATTCTTTTCATCACGGTGTCCGAGATTGTATTCCATTGGTTTCCCACACGAACCACAAGTGGCTCGCCACATGAAGTGGAGAAGGCCACAGTGTTTACATCTTGTGCCTGAACCGATGTTGAGAATGTCACCCACTTCTGATGTGCGAGCGCGTTGTGAACTGACTACACCCTCAAGAGGACGGTCTGTATTCATGACCTTGTTGTGGTCAAATTTTACGTCAGATACAACGCCTTGTTTCTGCGAACGGGATATGTCTTCAAAGTCGATTGACCTAACATCGAACCCCATGCATATTCCTCACGCTCATACGTACGTTACAATGATGTAAATGTTACCCAATACCGTAATTGGGTCGGATGCAATCAAACTTGTTGTGCTTGTAGCATCACTAACAGTACCCATCGCTGAAGCGATTGTTGTCGAAAGGGTCGAAGGGTCTGTGAACTCTTTTGGTGAAAAAGGTCCAATTACCTTGTACTTGGGTGTTAGGTTAGCCACGGAGAATCAACTCCGTAATCAACTTCTACGACCGAGCGCCCACCAGCGACCTGTCATGTTTGCTACACATTCGATAACTAAACCTGTACTACCGGTATGGTTTACGAATGCACCGTCAACACCAGCGCCTGTTTGGGCGCCACCTTGGTCAGCCATAACACCTGATGCCAAAATTTCAACCAAAAGTCCGGTCAAGTCAATACTACCCGAGTCAACGCTTGCCGCGTTCCATGTGCCTGTGTAAAGCATCATATTTCCGATTGCTGTTGGTCTTTCATCTACTGTACTGCTAAATGCCATTATTCATCATCTCCTTGTGGATGTTCCTCGACAGGTGACTCTTCTACTTGAACTTGCTCATCGTTTTGGCCTTCACTAAGATAATCAGCGACCAATTCAAGAGCGCGGCCCTTAGTGGTGTAACCCGAAGGTACAACACCATTTGTAGATAGCCATGCGAGAATGTCTGCGCGTTTCCAACCTGCGTCGGGTACGCCTTCAATAGTGGGTGCTTGTTCATCGCCCTCGATAAGCCAAGATTTTGGGTCCATACGCGCACGCCAAGTGTTTAACCACTCATTATCAACTTCAAATGGTACTCGTCTGAAACGAGGCTCTACACCGTCAAGAACGGTGCTATACGCAGGTCCAAGATAAGTTACAGTAGGCACTGTAACTCACCTCAATTGAGTAGCATTACTGTTGCTGTAAACTGACCAGCCGCTTCACCGTGAGCCACAAGTGCTGGTAGTGAACCACCGGTCTTGGTAGCAGGTGCAGTTCCTGTGTTGGTGAAAGTCAACTGTAGGTCTTTATCAGTCACGTTGAAAGAGTAACCGAGAATTGCTACAATCTTTGAAGCACCTGCACTGATAGTCAGTACCTGTTCAGCCGCATCTGCCAAAGTAGCCTGAATGGTTACCATTCGCATACTACCTACTGCGTTTCCATCTGTGTTTTGTGCGGTAAAACCTGTTAGTGTGCCGGGGTATGAGCCACCAGCGTTTCCACTCAACCAACCTGTCTCGTCTACAGGTGTTCCTGTTCGCATGTCAAGGTCCAAAAGAACTGATACAGTTCCGCTGGTAAAGTCACCGTCATCGAATGAAATTTCCAATCCTTTTCTTGTGTATGTCTCTGTTGCCATAATTCATCATCTCCTTGTTTATTGTTTTTTTTACCCTCACTTAAGGTCACGGATTGAACCTTGACCTCCGAAGAAAGTAGTCCATAGTTCGCCCATTGAGCGGTACATTCCCTCTTGTCCGAGGCGGTTGATGGCGAATGGGTCGCCAGTTTCAATACCACTCTCAAAGTATTGGGTTGGAATTGCTGTACTGAAGTACAGGTAGTCAGTGTCAAGGAAGTACATACGGCTTAGACCGTCCTTTGTAACATCCTTGCTTGGAATGATTGGAACACCGTTGTATGTTGCAACGATGAAACCAGCCTCAAGACCGGGTACACCCTTTACACCGTTGTAGGTTGGGGTGACACGCTTCTCTTCCATGAATCGCTGTTGCGACTGTAGTAGTTGCTGTAGACGCATTAGTGTGTCATAGCCTGTTAGGATAACCTTGGGGTTACCACCACGTTCCCATACTTGCTGGAACAAAGTGTCCAAGTGGTCAAGGGAAAGAGTTCGTCGGCTT